GGTTCATCTGGACTTAATACAGCAAAACCACCGACCCCTGTTATACTTGATATGATAATACTTGGTAGGGTTAGTCGGTTTGATATTTTTTTAAGCCTAATTCTAGCATTGTTGTGAAGCCATCTGTATCCTGCGGCTCTTTCAGCCCATTTATATACGAGTGCTTCTTGTTTGGAACACCATTGAGATTGTTTAGGCTCAACCATATGATTATTAAAGAAATTAAAAATAACAACTTATACTAGACTATGTGTGACGTGTACGGACCAAGTACAGCTGGTGTCATAGCACTAAACGCCATTGGTGGACAAGATGTTCACCTAGTTGAAGAAAATATTGAGAAATCACTTTTTAAATATGAAGAGATACGACATACAGATTACACTCGTTTTTATAGGAGTACAAAAATTGATAATAAAACAAAACAAAAGTATTGGCCATTTGGACAGGAGGGTAATGTAGTCAAAGTAACTTTAAATCCACAATCTATGGGTGATTTACTTGCTAATATGTATTTATCAGTGGAGCTTCCAAGATGTATTTATAGTCGGTATGTTGGTAATAGTTTATTTAAATCTATTGCATTCAAAGTTGATGGTCTTGAAGTTGAAAAGATTTACGATGACTGGCAGGTTATTTATAATGAAATGTATTTGGAGACAAGTGAAAAATCTGCAAATGATTATTTGTTAAATAGAATGATGCACCCTATATCTTGGAAAAGAAACGAGGAGGAATCTATAAAAAACGCTGCTGGTGCCCTTTCTACTATTACAACACTTATTCCTTTGCGTTTTTTCTTTTCAAGAAAGTATGCAAAATCAGAATACGATGTAAATAAACCAAATAAACCATATCTCCCATTATGTGCAATGTATAAACAAAAAATTATTCTTGAAATAGAATTCAATCCTATCTGGTTTTTTAGCAAACCCAAAACATCTTTTGCTAAATCTGAACCAAAGTTTATAAGAGTGACAGATTTTGAATTTCCAACTTTGGATAATTTTAAAATTATCACTGAAGAAATTACACTTTCACCCGAAGATCGTTTGTTTTACTTGAGAAAAAAGTATGATTTATTGGCCAATCTTGTGTTTAAAAATCCTACTATTGAGACTAGTTTGGGTGATCCAACTATTAGAACAAACTTGGTTCCTAGTATTCCAGTTAAAGCTATTCATTGGTTTTTGAGAAGGAAGAAATATGAATATAAATTGCCAATTGAGGTGAGTTCCGGTGATCCATTATTCATTCAAGAATATACAGACAAATATGTTTCTGATGGAATCAATTTGATTGATAGTAGATATCGTTTTGAACGATTGAAAGAATGTAAAATATATTTAAATGGTTTGGATCTTCCAAATGTTTCGGTGGCTGACCATAAATATTTCAAATATTACATTCCTTTACAGGCTCGGTTGACATGTCCAGAGAAAAACATTTACACATATTCATTTGCCATGACACCCATGAATTCTGATCCAACTGGTAATTTAGATTTTTCAAATTTCAATTCCGATAAAACATTTTTGGATGTTAAAATGTTTGGTGGTTCATATTCAACCGATGGTTATGGGCATTCTAATGTGAATAGATTAGATGAGACATATATCTTATATGTTTATTACACTGGTTTAAAGATGTTTAGCTTTGAAAATGGATTCATGTCTGAAGCAACATAAACAATTAACTCACATATTATTAAAAACAATGAGGACAGGTTTTGATTTAAGTGGACAATCCCAAGACTACGGTGGTGAAATGATAAACACCATGTTGGGTTTAATTCAGCCTGTTTTCGAACAGGGGATCGTTTTGGGGGCACAGTATTCTAAAGCGTGTGGTAGGGATGTCATGTTGGATGAAGATATTGAATATGCCATGAAATATTGTATAATGCACAAGGTTGGACAACAGTCTGGTTCAATTTTTGGACCAGAGGGGGATGCTAGGATCGGCGAAAATGGTTTAGAATTTCCAGAAGATGAAGATGAGGATGAGGATATTGAAGTTGTACCTGTGGATCAATTACCAACATTTACTCGGTATACCGGTGAAGATTCCATGATGAATAGAATAAACACCGCGGTGGATGAATGGAAAAATTGGAAACCAGAAAGTCCCGTTCAGGAAATATTAAAAAGTGCATTAGATAATAATGAGTTTGCAGTCTAGTGCACCGGAGGGGTGGAATCTGACTTTGAATAAGGATTTTAAATATATAGATGAAGATTCAGTGAGTGAGTGTAGTGAATATTCATTTATAGATGATTATGTTCCTCAAATAAAAAAAAACAAAAAAACTTTTAAGAGTGTAATGACCAAAGAAGAATTTCTACCAGAATAATTTTCTAAATTATAATATATAAAATGTCATCTTCAGCGCAAGAAGTTGTTAAGACAGTTGCCTCCGAACTTGAGCTTCAATCCCTCAACGCGATTGTTGGTGGTTTCGCCTTTGCCGCTGCTCTCTCATGGATGGACCTTGTTCGATTCCTCGTCCAAGCGATTGTCCGTGTGAAGAACAACGGTGGTGCGCACTACGCATTGACTGCTCTCCTCACCACTATCCTTTCAATTGCCGTTTTCTTGGTTGTGCGCGGTCTCAACAAGAATGTCAAGCGCCCAGACCAACCAATCTACGCCGTCACCCGGTAGATGGTGTATTAGTAGGAACTGGTTTTGCTTTGGGTCTGGTCACATAAATTGTAAAAATACCCATTATAACAATTATAGCGATTGCGAGATATACTCTATATCTATGCCAATCCCATCTATCAACATCATCAAATTCTGGGATGCTGATTGGTGGTGGTAAAGAAACATCTCTCTTTACCTTTGATACAATCTTTTCTTTGGAACATTTAATTTTGAATTTTAAACTGTAATTTGAATTCCTAAAGTCATATGGAACAAGTTTTCCTCCACTTGAATACAAAAACTCAAGTCTTAAATTTTGAAGGGTGCTTTGAACCCCAGAATTGAAATCATACTCAACCAAATCATCCGAATTTACGAATTTAGATGAATCTCCTTGTTGTAAATGAATTTTGCCTGTATAGTGTGGATTATTGTAATAAATGTCTTTAGAGTAAACATCTGAACCACATGTAAGTCTCAACAACAATGCATTAGGTCCATTTAAATTTATAGCACCAGATTGAATGACATTTCCACTTGAAGAGACATCTGAAGCAGGAAATCCCAAAACTTCATGTGGTGTTGTCAATGGATTATTTATATCTGAACCATTTGTTCCTGTTTTAAATTTAAAAGTAAATGCTGAGGAACCACTAAATGTGAGAGAATCTGTATCACTATTGTAAACTACATTTGATACGGGGGTTGCAGCTAGTTTTGTTTTTAGATCAGCGGCTAATGTTGTACCATCAGTATAATTCTTTTCACTGAGAGTGATTGTTGAGCCATTTACATCAAATTGTTTGTTTGTTTCACAAATAGTCAATTGAGGTGTTGGTATGTTTCCTGAGATTAAACTAATTTTGGAAACATCATATATTTCATTTTCCAAATATATTTCCAAATTTGATACATCTGGAAATAGATTTGTATTTCTATCACCACTATCTATGTCTAAGATGTAGTCACCCATTAAAATTTAGGGATATAATTTTAATGACTGATTTTATTTACTAAAAAATGAATTAAGTTTTTACTTGTAAAGGCTGTGAGCGAGGGGGTTGTCGGCCAATTGTCGCTTAGCGATGCCAAGGTCAAGACGATGGTTCTTATTGCCCTTGTATGGGTTGAGATCTTGGTGTCTTGGTTTGACATATTGTTGTGTCCATCCACCTGCCACTGGTCCCAAGCGTCCATCCATGCGACCATTGTCGGTACGCACAGCGGTAACCATACCATAGGCTTGGAGTGGATTACCACGCACATTCATACGACCAGAGTTTGGTTTGCGGTATTCAGTTGTAGCGCGACGCTCACTAAGTCTGAGACCATATTTGGAGAGTTCTTCTGGTGTTCTGATTTTATTACCTGCAGCGGCAACGAGTGTAGAGTTTTCATAACCACCATAGAAGCTTGAAATGCCTGGTTGAATATTGTCCATGTATTTGTATTGTCCATCGGCGACATCTGATTTGTTGCGAGTTGGATCTTGGGCGATTGTTCCATGGGGAACAACACGCTTGGCGGAAGCAAACTCCAAACCATCTGTTCTTGTGCCAGTTTGGGAACGATTTGTTGATCTCTTTGTTTTTTCGTATTCTTCTCGGACTGTAACACCGTTGAGAGAACCACCTTGTCCTTGACCGCGTCCAAAAACAGGTGGACGGCGTTCTGGAAGGTAAGCAGTGCGTTCTGGCTTGTTGTGACCAATTTGTGATGGGAGTTGACCTCTTCCGCCTGATATATCTCTAGCTGGACCAGATCTACCGGGGAGTGTGGTGAGTCTATAAGCCCCGACATTTTCTGGCATGGCACGGAACATTTGTTGGAAACCACCGACCGCGGGAACGTCGGAATTGACACCCAAACCTGGACCAACTTTCTGCTGTGGTATTGGTGAAAGATTATTATGCACCTGTAAATCAGTAACAAAACGATCTTTCATATCCAAAACTTCACCCCCACTACTTTTTTCTTGTTTAGCAATGTCGGCAAAAACTGGCATTTGTTCGGGACTGGAGAGTTCTCTTTCTTCGCTGTTTATCATGAAATCGGTGTTAAGATTAGCCTCATTTTCAGATCGTGAATAATCAGTTGAAGGATTTACTGGTGCCCTAGACACCGGTGTTCCCTTAACCACCATTGGTTGGTTATTCGCGGGCTGTTCAGCTAATTTTTTTCCGGTATACACCAAGCCCATTAGCGCTAAAACGGAGACTGGATCTGCCATTTATTAGTTGTTGATATTTTTATTATATCGCATATCAAACAAGTCATTCTGGAGTTCCGCGCGAGAGCTTCGTGGTTCATATAAACTGGGGAGAGGAGGAGTTGGCATTGAGTTGTCAATTGGGAAAAATTGTTTTTCGTAGTTGTTCACTACAATTTTACCAAAACGAGTTGTTGACTGAGGTCGGAGTTCATCTGACACTTGTATATGCGCAGCAGGTGAACCTTTACCAGCCATATATGGTGCTGTTCCATACAACATAGTGTTTGGTCTGGAGGAGTAATCCCCGTAGTTTTTGCTAGTAGATTCTGGGTAAGTGAACACTGTATCCACGGCACTTCGCTCAGGGACAGCATTGTCTTCAAGCCTTTGTATATCTGGTTGTAGCTGAAATGACATTATTACTATTTACTAAGATTTAATTACGCTTATTACCAGCCCAATCAAGACCACGAAGTTGGTTGAGTTGTACACCCCGGGCATCTGGGCTGCATACTGAACCATCACTCTTACAAATAGCCCCAAATTTGGGTCCATACAACCATTCGGCAAATCCAGTTTGGTCACCTGGAATGGTAGTCACGGGTGAAGAAACAAACTGCCTGGCAGCGGCAGCCCTCTGCTGAGATGGTAATGGGGATCTTGAGCGACCAGCATCAAAAGGCAATGTATCATCCAATGCTTGTTTTATCATTGGAGCCACGCTTTCTGAATAACACGCTGGTGGCCTGTTAGGATTGGCGTAGTCAGACATCAATACATTACCCATGGGATTGTCATAAGTAGGAACTTGACAATTTCCACGGACTTGGTCGTCTGATCCGGGGGGTCTGAACATGTTTTCTTTTATCATTTTTGATTTATACATAATGTAAAGTATAGCAAGCATCATAATTCCCAATACAAAAATTCTAATGTCGCGTTTTAACAAATATATTAAGCATACTGCATACACGATAAATCTTGATGTAGCATTGACTCGTTGTTCTGATGTTTGAGAAGCAACT